GACCTCTGCCAAAAATCTGCGAAAAATGAAAAAGGATTTCCCTGTCTTTGACTATCTCGGATGTCTCTGATGTTTCAAAGCGGGACTACAGCTGATCAGGTTTAGCCTGGCTGTAGTTTTCCTATGGTCTTCAGGGTCTCAATTGAGGTTTTCAAAAGGCGCGCAGAATTGTGCTGTTTTCTATTGACAATTAAAAAGTGTACCATTAAAATGATAGATGAAAGGAGCTGATTATGAACAACATAAAAAGAATGGAGGAGATCATAGCCATCCTGCTGAAGGAGAACAATGTTAATATCTCGGAGCTGGGAAGAAGACTTGGGATGAGCCGTCAGCACGTGTGGAACTTCCTGAATCCTGAAAAGCACAATGGAGGCGGGATGTCGATCGTGTCGGCAGACAGGATCCTTGATCAGCTGGGGTACAGGCTGGCTGTGGTGCCGAAAAGCTATAACCTTGGCGGGAACTGCTATATGGTAGATGGAAGCAAGAGAGTGAAAGAAAGTGAGAACCCTGGAAATGGAAGAAAAGAAGAAGGCGGTAGCGTATCTTAGAGTATCGACTGAAGGTCAATTTGGAGAAGATAAGTTCGGACTGGACGGCCAGAGATCAATGATCGAGAAGTATGCTGCAGAAAATGATTACGAAATTGTTAAGTGGTATGCTGATGAAGGCATCAGCGGTGTGAAGGACAACAGGCCTGCGCTGGATGAGATCCTGTTTGGAGAAGAGAGTGGCTTTGAAGCAGTGATCGTGGCTAAGTCCGATCGTGTGGCCAGAGACATCAAGCTGTACTTCTACTACCTGTATGTGCTGGAGAAGAAGGGAGTCAGGCTGATCTCTGTACAGGAAAACTTTGATGAGAATAATGAACTGTCAGGAATCTATCGGTCTATTATGCTGTTTGTAGCTGAACAGGAAAGAAAGAATATCATGATCAGAACCAGTGGTGGCCGAAGAGTGAAAGCCAATAATGGCGGATACAGCGGAGGCAGGGTGCCATATGGCTATCGTGCAAAAGGACATCAGCTGGAGATCAATCCGGAAGAAGCGCAGATTGTGGAGATTGTATTTAACAAGTGGGAAGATGGATTTACCCTGAAGGATACGGCAAGGTATCTCAACGATAATGGCTTCAAGACCAGGAAAGGGAAGAAGTTTCAGTGCAGCGGTATTGACAGTATCCGCAGGAATAAGCAGTTCTATCTAGGAAACTACAAGTATGGTAATATGAATTATGTGAAGGGAGTGCATAAACCACTTCTGGCAGAGTAAACCTCTTGCGAGTGGGCAAGGGAGGGAGTCAACAGGGACTTGAATCGCAGTATTTGAGTCCTTTTTCTTTGCAAAAGGAGCAGAAATGAACCTGATAGATGCAATTTTATATTCGATAAAGAAGAATCCTCATGATTTTGAAGCATATGAGGACTGTTTCAGTGCGATCAAGAATACGGAAAATGAAGATTTCAAGCTGTCTCATGGTAAATGCAACGATCTGAAGACCTACCTGATCAGGGAACTGGAAGATACTAAGGAGTTTGATAAGTTCTTTAACCTCTACCGAAGAGTACTTCTGTACGATGCACCACACAACTTTGACTCGTTTATGCTGTATCTTGAGATCGACCGTGAGCCTGAGAAGAGGTTTTATCAGCCAAGGCGGAATATTCTCAAGCAGGTGGCAGATGCGCTGCAGGAGTTTGTGGAAGGAGATCTCGATGAGCTGTTTCTGTCCATGCCTCCGAGAGTCGGAAAGTCTACTATCCTGATGTTTTTCACTTTATGGTGGATGGGAAGGAATACCGAGTCCAGCAATCTGTATGTGTCCTATACCGGAATTGTGGTAAAGGTTTTCTATAACGGTATTCTGGAGGTTCTGGATGACCCGAAGACCTATAATTACCATCAGATTTTCCCTAAAGCCAAGAAGGAAGTGACCGATGCAGGCGATCTTCTGCTGGATCTGGAACGCAAAAAGCGCTATAAATCGCTGACTTGCCGATCGATTGACGGTACCTTGAACGGTGCGTGTGATTGTTCGGGCATCCTGATCGCTGATGACCTGGTCTCGGATATTGAAGAAGCTTTGAATACCCAAAGACTGCAGACCAAATGGAATGCGGTGGAGAACAATATGCTCCCAAGAGCCAAGGAACAGGCCAAAATATTGTGGTGCGGCACCAGATGGAGTATAAATGACCCGATCGGAAGAAGACTTGATCTACTGGAAAGCGATGAAACGTATGCTGATGTGAACTATAAAGTTATTGCCATACCTGCTTTGAACGAAAATGACGAGTCAAATTTCGATTATCTGTTTAATCTGGGCTTTTCAACGGCCTACTACTGGCGCAGAAGGGCTAGTTTTGAGAAAAGTAACGATATTGCATCCTGGGATGCGCAGTATCTTCAGAAGCCAATCGAAAGGGAAGGGTCTCTGTTTTTGCCTAGTAATCTGCGTTATTACAACGGTGTGCTTCCTGAGTCGGAGCCTGACCGGATATTTATGGCGCTTGACCCTGCGTATGGTGGCGGAGACTTCGTTTCAGCTCCTGTAGCGGTGCAGTATGGCGAAGATCTCTATATTCCTGATCTGGTTTTCAATGACAGTGACAAGACAATTACTCAGCCAAGGGTGGTGCAGACAGTTATGGGTAACAGTGTAGCTGCCTTGACCATGGAAGCTGATGCCAGCACCGAAGGATACAAGGATAAGATCGAGGAGAAGCTGTCCGAACTTGGCTATAAGCTTAATATTGTGACAAAAGCTCCTCCAAGGAATAAGTCAAAACGTGACCGCATCTTTAATGCAGCTCCAGACATTATTGAACATATGATCTTCCTTGAGACCAGCAAGCGCGGGAAAGAGTATCAGAAGTTTATGGAAAATCTCTTCTCTTTCAAGATGCAGGCCAAGAAACAGCATGATGATGCTCCTGATAGTCTGGCTATGCTGATTTCAATGTCTGAGTTTACAAATTATGTAAAACCAATGCGTAGACCATTCTAGTTCTTGAAAAAATCAAAAAATCGTTATAAACTTGACTGCCAAACAAAAGAGACGAAATTATGGGAAAAGTAATAACTTTGCCTCAGGTAGGTTATCCGGCTGAGTTTCTCGGCAGGCGAGTGATCTATTCCGATGCAGAAAAAATCGATGATAAGAATGTTATAGAAGAGCTGCAGAAAGCTATTCTTGTGCATTCTTTTAATTCTCATCAGATCAACTACCTTTATCGGTATTATCTTGGCCGACAGCCGATATTGGATAAGGTCAAACTCGTCAGAGAAGAAATCAATCACAAAGTGGTTGAGAACCATGCCAATAAGATCGTCTCATTTAAGACCGGCTATCTTATCGGTGAGCCTGTTCAGTATGTTTCTTCCGATGGTGATGAATCACTTGAAACAATCAAAAGTTTCAATAAGTTCATGAAGAGAACCAAAAAGAAGAAATCTGATAAAAAGCTCGTTGAATGGGGATACATCTGTGGTACAGGATATCGTCTTGCTCTTCCTGGAACCGATGCTAAAAACCCTGTCAAGATTGCTACTTTGGATCCAAGATATGCGTTTGTGGTCTACCGCAATGATACTGATGAGACTCCTTTAATGGGTGTCAAGTACATTGTCAGACAGGACGGCAAGGTTATCTACAGTGTCTACACCGAAGGTAACTACTATGAGATCGAAGGTAACATGGACATCGTTACTAAAGCTGCCAATACTGATAAGAAAAAGATCAGTACCGGTACGATGAAGATCGCCAAAGCAGCATCTATCATCACTCATACTATCCCTATCATCGAGTATCCGATGAACAATGCGAGACTTGGTGCGTTTGAGATCGTTCTGACACTTCTTGATGCGATCAACGAAGTTGAAAGCGGAAGAGTGGACGGTGTCGACTCATTCGTCCAGGCACTCATGATGTTCAAAGGAGCTGACATCAGCGAAGAGATCTGGGATCAGATCAAGGACATGGGAGCTTTCTCAGTTCCTCCTGAAGCTGATGCTAAATACCTCACTCAGGAACTGAACCAGTCTCAGACACAGACCTTGGTGGAAAATATGTATCACATTGTTGATGTGATTGTTGGTATGCCTTCATTCAGTGATGGCAACAGTTCCGACAGTTCTAACAATGGTGCGATCATCTTGAAAAACGGATGGGAGCAGGCAGAAGCTAAAGCTAAGGATGACGAAACGATGTTTGAGGCTAGCGAGCTTGATTTCCTTAATCTTGCGACTTACTATGTGAATGCACTTTCGAAAATTGAAATCGATCCTGTAGACATCGAAGTAAGATTTACAAGAAGGAATTATGAGAATATCACCGAAAAGACGAATGTCTTAAGAACGATGCTCGGTACAGATATGATCGATCCGAAACTTGCGTTCGAGCATTGTGGGTTGTTTGCCGATCCTGATCTTGCTTACAAACAGTCTATGGAATACTACAAGACTGTTCAACAGCAAGAGAAGGAAGACCTTGAAAGAGCTGACAAGGTGGCTAAAGATGCTGCCAAGTCGCAGATAGGATTAGAGTAGAATGTATGAAATTACAGATGAGTTTATCGATAAACTGCGAGCAAAAATTTTCAAGAGGTTTTCGGACTTCAAAGGAAAGCTTGCTGATTTCGATGAACTCAATACTCTAAACGGATCTAAGGAGCTTTACAAGAAGCTTCTTGATGATGCTAAAAAATCTTATGTTGCTATGGCGAAGCTGGTGTACCTGTCTATCTGGGACAGTTATAAAGCTTTGAAAGAAGATCCGGAGCAGCGCAAGATTGATGATACATGGCTGGATTATATTCTCAGTGATTATGATCCGGTAACTAAATATGTGTTCTTCCATGAGGTTGAACGCAAAGAAGCAAGATTTGCCGAGAGTGTTGTAGCTTCCAGTAAAAAAGATGCGGAAACAAAAACCGCAATGAGTCTGTGGTCAAGGATGGTTGTGCAGTATGCGATTGAGATCACGGATGAAGCTGTAGTTGATGCTCTTAAAGATCTTGGTTACAAGTATGTGATATGGCGGACAGAAAAGGATGAAAGACGGTGTGTGATATGTGCAAGCCGGGAAGGCAAAAGATATCCGATCAAACGGATTCCAATCAAACCGCATATCAACTGCAGATGTTGGGTGGAAGGAGCTGACTGATGATCAAAAAAGAACAAATCACTCCTGAAGTTATCCAGCAGATCATGGACATTGTCAATAAGGGTAATGCCTGTGAATTGAAGAAGGAAAAAGAAAACCTAGTGCTTGTGGAAATACAGCGCAGGGTAAGAAGTAAAACTTCACCAATAGGGGTGCAAGAATGGAGTCAAAAGGGACTATGAGTGTAAGCTTGTAGTCCCTTTTCTTATAAGAAGTCAGGAAAGACTCAAAAACGTATTGAAGGCGAGTCAGGGAAGACTGAAAAACGCAGGAGGAATTAAATGCCTAATATTGATGTTTCTGCTATTGAAGGTTACGAATCAATGACACCTGAGGAGAAGGTGGCTGCTCTTGAAGCATTCGAGTATTCGGATGGAGCAGATGAAGTTGAAAAGTACAGAAAGCTCATGCAGAAGGCGAACAGTGAAGCTGCAGCATACAAGAAGCAGTTACAGGGAGCCATGACTGATGAGCAGAAGAAAACCAAAGAAGCAGAAGAACAGTTGGCATCTTTGCAGACTCAGATCACTGAGTTGCGTGAAGAGAAGGTATTGTCTGAAAACAAAGCAAAGTTTATTGCACTTGGTTATGACGAGACTCTGGCTAGTGAAACAGCTCAGGCTTTAAAGGAAGGCAATATGGACAAAGTTTTCGAGAACCAGAAGAAGTTCTTGGAAAAAACAAAACAGGATATTACTGCGGATCTTCTCAAGGGAACTCCAAAACCTCCAGCAGGCAGTGGCGGTTCTACTATGACTCTTGAAGCTTTCAGAAAGTTGTCAAGTTCAGAGAGGCTGAAGTTCTCGATGGAACATCCGGAGGAATATAAGGCTTTATACGGAGGTAATTAAAATGCCAGGATTAAACAACGGAACTTATGACAATTTCTTTCTGCAGAATGAAATCGAAGATCAGTTCAAATCGCATCTTGATTTAGATAGATTCTGCACAATTGATGACTCTCTTGAAGGTGTCTCCGGCATGAAAGTCATCGTTCATCGTTACTATGCATCCGAAGGTACCGAAAAGCTCGGCATGGGTCAGGGTAACACTAAAGCTATTTCTGTAAGCAGAAAAGACTTCGAATACGAAGTTGAATGCGCTCAGAACCACTTCGACTGGTATGACGAAGAAGAAAAGAAGGATCCTATGATTGTCTATACCGGAACCAGATTCATGGGTACTGATCTGTACAATACCACTAATGATGATATCTACGGTGAGTATATGAAGGCTTCTACTCATGTTCAGGCTTCCAAGTTTGACTTCGCTGCGATCACTTCTGCTTGCGCAAAGCTGAACATCGAAGAACTGGAAAATGTTGAGAAATTTGCTTTCATCAATTGTGATGATGAAGCCGCTCTCAGAGCTGAATTACTGAATACTCTTCAGTACATTGAAGCATTCGCTAAGACCGGTTATATCGGCACTGTTGCAGGTGTAAATATCTACACCAAGAAGGATGCAACGAGATCTAAGATGGTCATCGCTACCAAGCAGGCTTTAACCAAGTATGTTAAGACCGGTATTGAAATCGAAGATGACAGAGATCCTAATATCCGTAAGAACATGAAGTACTTCAGAAAGTACTACGTTGTAGCTCTTACTGATGATACTAAGGTTGTCATCCTTGAAAAGAGCGTTGCTCCGACTTCTGTTGCTTTGAATGAAAGCACTCTGAATATCAACGCAGGTAAGAAAGCTCAGTTAATCGCTAATGTTCTTCCAGTTGATGTAACTGATCCGGAAATCACTTGGGCTTCCAGCGCTGCTTCTTATGCAACTGTTGATCAGAACGGTCTTGTAACAGCTGTTGCTGCAGGTTCTGCCAATATTACTGCTACTTGCGGTGCTCAGTCTGCAACTTGTGCTGTAACGGTAGCTAATCCGTCCATCAGCCTGAACAAGTCTTCTACTTCCATCGTGGTTGAAGCTAATGAAACCTTAACGGCTACAGTTTCTCCAGTTGGATCTACAGTAACTTGGGAATCTGATGATGAGAGTGTAGCTACTGTCAATTCTTCTGGTAAGGTTGTCGGTGTTGCTGTTGGTACTGCCAACATCACAGCTTCTATCACTGTCAACGGTGATACTAAGACTGCTGAGTGCGCTGTAACGATTACTGCTGAATAGTAGTTCAAGGGAGGTAAGCATGACCGAATCCGAAAAGATTGCAAAAGTAAAGAAGTTTCTTACTCCTGATCTGAGCGATATTACAGACGATGAGATAACAGCTTACCTTTCTTTAGCAGGTGATGCAATTATTCAAAAAGCTTTCCCGTTTGATAACTCTGTGACCGATGTTCCGGGAAGATATGAAAATCTCCAGTGTGAGATTACAGTGTATCTGATTGGTAAAAGAGGCGCAGAAGGTGAACTGATACATGATGAGAATGGGATCAAACGCAGTTATGAAGCTGCGGAGATCCCTTCTTCCATGCTCAAAAGAGTAATTGGTAAGGTAGGTGTACCTCATGCGAGCGCTGGAGAGGAATAAAGCTTCGTTCTACTATTGTCTGTTTGTTGAAGAAACAAAGGTTATGGATGAGGATAACTTATTCACCGGTGAATATGCCAAGACTTATTCCGAACCTGTTCAGATGAAAGCTAATATCAGTCCGGCCAACGGTACTACACTGACTGATCAGTTTGGTACAAATATAATCTGCGACAAAGTCATAGTAACAGCTGATATTGATTGCCCAATCGATGAAAACTCCATCCTTTTTGTGGATAAGGAAGTTAGTACTGATAAGGAGTCAGGTCAGTATGAATATGACTATGTTGTTAAGAAAGTGGCCAAATCTATTAATTCCATTTCCATTGCTATTAGCAAGGTGAAAACGGATGAAGATAGAAGTTGATGTTTTCCATCTGGATGATGCTATCGAACAGATAAATCAGTTCAAGAAAGATCTTGAGAAAAAGAACGAAGAACTTGTTACTGCTCTTGCTGAAGAAGGTCAGCAGAGACTTCAGGAAAGTTATGCGGCATCAGCTGTTGGTGATAACACCGATATTCATGTAACTCCTGTTGAAAAGCGAGGTTCAGGTCTGAATCAAACCGCTATTGTCGGTGCTGAAGGTTCTCAGATTCTATTCAATGAGTTTGGAGCCGGTATTCACTACAACGGTGGTCAGGGCGCAGCTGGATCTTCACCTCACCCCTTAGGTGGGGAGCTTGGGTATACGATAGGCAGTTACGGAAAAGGTAAAGGTAAAAAGGACTATTGGTGGAAACCTGGTGGTCAGTTTACCCATGGTACACCAGCAACTATGACGATGTACCTTACCGGAAAAACTCTCAGAAGCAGAGTTAAGGCTGTAGCCAGGAGGATATTCAACAGTGATTAGTATCGAAAATAATATTCTTACTGGAGTAGATGCATTACTCGCTGAGAATTTCCCTAAGGCTATCCTTCTGTCTGATGAGACTAGGCTTCCGGAAAAGTTTCCGTGCGTCTACCTGTATGAAATTGATAACTACATAGATACCGCAGGATCTGACAGTGGAGATCTCGAAAACTTTGCTTTCAATGTGCTGGAGCTTGTAGTTTATTCAAACTCAACTAAAGGTAAGAAATCGGAGTGTAAGAAGATTTTTGCTGAGATAGATTCTTACTTACTCCTTAAGGGTTTTGTTAGAAACAGCAAAACTTATATATCTCAAAAAGAAGGAACACTCGGCAGGATGGTCGGAAGATATACTGCGATTGTTTCTAAAGATAATGTCATTTATCGGAGGTAAAAACAATGGCTAATGAAATTAGTACTTATAAGACTTTCTTGATGCAGGGTACTGGTACAGGAACTCTGACCTGGGCAAAGTTGATTGATATTAAAGACTTCCCTGATCTTGGCGGTGCGCCTGAACAGATTGAAATTACAACTCTTTCTGACAAGATGCGCAGATACATCGAAGGTATTCAGGATTCCGAAGCATTAAGCTTCACAGCTAACTACACCAAGAGTGATTACACTACTCTGGTTGGTTTGGCTGGTAGCACTCTTGATCTTGCTGTCTGGTTTGGTGGAACCGAACAGAGTGATGGAACTGTTGAACCGTCTGGTAGTGCAGGTAAGTTCAGCTTCAAGGGTACTGTATCTGTCTTTGTAAAAGGCGCAGGTGTCAACGAAGCAGTTGAAATGACTATAACAGTTACTCCGTCTACTGTTATTTCGTTTGAGTAGTATAGACGGAACAGAAAGGATTTTGAAAGGAAAACACTATGAGCAAAACTATTAAGATTACCGACAACAACAGTGGAGTTCTGTATACACTGCAGTTCACCAGAGACAGTGTCGCTAGGCTGGAAAAAAGCGGATTCAATATCCGTGAAGTATCCGATAAGCCTGTATCAATGATTCCTGTCTTCTTTAAAGGAGCATTCCTTGCAAATCACAGAATGGTGTCTGGAGAAGTTATAGACAAGCTTTATGAGCAGTTATCTGATAAAGATTTACTCTTGGAGAAACTGATTGAAATGTATCTTGAGGTTTATGACTCTATGGGTGAAGATCCTGATAAATCTAACCAGGGAAACGTGAGCTGGGAGGCCGATTAGAATCTGACCTCCCGGATTCTATAGAGACAGATGAACAATCTGTCTTTAATTCTAATTTTTTTGAAAAGCAATTTCCGTACTACCTTGCGATAGGAATGCCTGCCGATGTGTATTGGCATGGTGATCCTCTTTTAGCCAGGTCTTACAGAGAGGCTTATGATCTGGAGCAGAAAAGAGATATTCAGATGGCTAACTGGAATGCTTGGTTGGCTGGCCGATATATCTACGATGCAATACTTGCGTGCGCTCCTGTTTTCAATGCCTTTGCCAAACATCCTAGACCTGCTCAATATCATAAGGAACCTTTCAAACTGAGTACTGATGAGTCGGCAGATGAGCATAGGTCTATAAGCAAGGAAGAACAGGAAATGAAAGTTAAATCTGCAAAGGTAGCAGCATGGGCTACCAAGTTTAATGCCAGATTTAAAGGAGGTAATTCTAATGCCGGATAATACTATAGAAAAACTGGACATTCAGATTACATCTAGCGCTGCCGGAGCTAGCAAGGCACTTGATGCTCTTGCTTCTCGTTTGGGCAAGTTGAATGAGATAACAAAGCAGTTAGGCGATATGTCTACGGCAGGTATCAATAAACTGTCTAAATTGGCCGATGCTGTAAATAAACTTGGAAGTACTGATGCGAGTAAGCTTTCAAGAACTATTAATGCTTTAGGGAAATTGAATAAAGCTGGATCTCTGAATCCTGCTGAACCTTTATCTCCAGGTGGAGAGTCAGTTGATGTCGAACCAAATACCAGTAAGAACGCAAGCAGACTTACTTCTGTTCTTGGTTATCTCAGGCAGAGACTTGCAGAAGTTAGAAATGGTGCTTCTGAAGCTTCTAAAGCAATGAATAATGGATTCTCTGGAAGATTGGGAAGAAGAATACGAAGTTTGTTCGAATATCGAATTATTAAAGCATTCTTCAATGCAATTACTTCGGGAGTAAGAGAAGGCATCAATAATGTCTATCAGTGGAGTAAATCATTTAATGGGGTTTTCTCTAAATCCATGGATAAGATTTCTACTGCTGGTCTTTATCTGAAGAACAGCATAGGCGCTGCTTTAACTTCATTGATTAATATGGCAGCTCCAATTCTCGATAAGTTAGTTGATATGGTGGTCAGTGTCATAAATGTCATTAATCAGCTTATCGCTATGATCACAGGGGCTAGTATCTGGACTAAAGCAAAGAAATATCCGAAAGAATATGCCAATGCTGTCTCGGGTGCTGCTAAACAGATCAGTAAATCTTTGGCACCATTTGATGAAATCAATAATATCGGTAACTCAACAGCAGGAGGATCTGGCGGAACAGGAAGCAACTTATCAGGGATGTTTGAAGAGATGGAATTGTCCGATAAGTTCAAAATGTTCCAGGACATGATCAGAGCCAATGCAGAGCAGTTAAAGCTGATCGGTATCGGTGCGATGTTTGGAATAGGTGTCGCATTACTGTTCATGGGTCATCCGGTTATTGGTCTAGGCCTGATTCTTGCTTCAGGTGTTCTTGCATATAAAGAAGTCTTTGAGAAGTGGGACTACGTGAAGGAAAAAGTAGGTGGAGCATTGAATGCTATTGTGCTTCTTGCATCTGGAGCAATGCTTGGAATTGGTACCGTCTTACTACTTACCGGTCATGTAGGTATCGGTTTAGGCATGATATTGGCTGGAATAACAGCTGCAGCTATTGCTCTTGACTGGAGCTTTTTACCTACTGAAATTCAGAAGAAGTTAGCTGAGATTATGGATATTATCGGAAAATCTTCAATGGTTATCGGTGCTATCTTAGCGTTCTCAGGAGTAAATATTCCA